GAGCAGAGAGGGAGGTTCTGTTTTAGAAAAGAAGCGCCATGTTTCTAAAATAAGAAGCAGAATAAGAATAGTTTAGTAGACATATATCATACTGTTTATATAATACTTTGATGAACAAGGTCAACATCAAAGTAAATAGTCACGACATCTTTAATTTTGTTGTGGGTAATTCTGTTTTTGATCCTATCGAAAGATGCATCGACCCCACACGATACGAAGTTTTTGATGGTTTTGTCTATGATAGTAAAACTAAAGAAAATATCACGCAAAGCCATGAATATCAAAGGTTTTGCTGGGAGGTCACTAAATTAAAACAGTTGGCTAGGAAAATGGAGAGGAGAGAAGTGGAAAGTGTTTGTGAGGAAATCGCTGAAATTGCACCTACATACGTTCTTTTGAATCATGGCTAAGAAATCTACATTACAATCTAAATATTCACTTAAGAAAAAAGTGAAAAATAAAGGCGTTCACGCTAAAAATAAAAGCTCTAACCATAAACAAAGTAAAAACTACGTAAAGAAATATAGAGGACAAGGGAAAAAAAGATGATAACATTACCAATCAAAAGAGAGTTATACGATTATAGTAAAAAACTAATAGAAGAAAACAATTTCGGTCAGAGAGGTAAAGACGATGGTAGCCCAAAAGAACAATTTATTGGTATTCTATCTGAAAATATGGTGAGGCAGTATCTAGAGCTTCCGTTAATAGAACCTAAAGGCTTCGATGGTGGTTATGATATCATGTATAAAGAGAAAAAGGCTGATATAAAATCAATGAATAGGACTGTGGACCCCAAACCTTTTTACATAAATAATGTTTTTGATGTTCAATTAAAACATCCATCAGAAGTTTATATCTTTACTTCTCTAAATACTAAAAAGAAAAACCTGTCTATCTGTGGATGGGTATCAAAAGACGATTTTAAAAAGAGGGCATCTTTCTATCCTAAAGGGACAGTCCGAATGAGAGGCCCAGAACCCTTTCCTCTAAGAGCAGACAATTGGGAAATTAAAAATGAAGATTTAAATGAATTTAGTAAATGATATCCATTACATCAGATGATTATGAGCATGTAAATTGCATCGTAGAGATTCCTAAAGGAACCAATACAAAATATGAGTATGATGAGAATTTAAATATATTTAAATTAGATAGATGCCTTGTTTCTTCATTGCAGTATCCAATTAACTACGGTTTTATTCCACAAACTATTGCTCTTGACAATGATCCTTTAGATGTCTTGATTTTTAATCATGACCCAATAGATAGGGGAAGCTTAGTATCTTGTCGGATTCTTGGTGTTTTAGGATTTATTGACGGTGGAGAAATTGATAATAAATTAATTGCTGTTCCTCATTGGTCTCCTATAGATAAGTATAGAACAGTTCATGATATTGAGTCAGCTCACCTTAAAATATATAGGCAATTTTTCAAAATTTACAAAATAGACAGGGATTCTGACACTAAAGTCGGAGATTGGAAGTCTAAAGGTGTGGCGCTTAGAGTCGCTAAAGATTCTAATGAAAGATGGAAAAAAGCTAACCAAGAAAGATTTCATGAGGAGTGGGCAGAAAGGCAACTTTGGTCTAAAATCAAAGAAAAAGGTTACATAGTACAACCTGATTAGGTGTAAATACAAGTATGGATACTATTCTTCAACTAGTTCAAGATAACCCTTGGTTTGGAGTTGTAACAGCCGCAATTGCTTTTGCTTCTGCTATCGCTGCTGCAACACCTACCCCTAAAGAGGGGACTTTCCTGTCCAAATTTTATAAATTAATTGATTGGGCAGCTTTAAATATTGGGAAAGCCAAGCAGAAATAGTCTACGGATTTATTTTAAATTAATCTCTAGGCACCCCCTTCCTTTTGGGCAGGGGGTTTTGCTGTATATTCGTTTGTCAAAAAGTTATTTAGGTGTAATATAGTTATATGATCTCTGATAAAGCGAAAGGTCTCTCGGGTTTAAATCATGTGGCTCATACACGAAAGCTCATGGACGAATCCACGAAGCGCTACCATCATTCATGCCTATCAGCAGGTTTAAATATCAAAAAGACTGGTAAAGCTCAAGACATAGGGCATGTTGATTTTGTCGTAAATGGAGAGACTGTAGATTTAAAAGGATTAAAAAATTCTACCAGAGAGGGTAAAATTCTATTAGAATTCTTGACTGTCCAAGGGAAAACTGGTTGGTGTAACGAAAAAGGAACGCCCTTGTGGATTGCTTTCGACTTGGGAGCTTTTTTTCTACACGCTAAAAATATAGATCTTTACAATCTAGCCAAAGAAAAATGTAATTTAAGAGACACAGTGGCTAAAGTAGACCAGTGTCTATATAAAGGGTATAGGCGTAAAGGTAGAAAAGATATGATGTCTATGGTCTTACTTAATGATGTTTTGAATCATTGCGAACACTGGTTTTTACCATATTGTGAATATGAAATTCCTATCGATAAGCTTTAAGGGTAGTTCCTGAAGTCTCCCGTTCCTATATAACTAAACCCGTTATTATAAGGCTCTATAAACAAACCAGTGGTGACAGGTGCAGAACCAGTCCAAGATTTATATCTCTCATTGATATTTCTGTTGTATT